TATACTCTTCTTCTCCTTTAGACTTCGCCGCCTTAGACCTGACTAGGAGAACGTTAGATTCCGTAGAGACTTCAATCTCGTCCTTACCCCAGCCAGCAAGTGCCATTTCAATCCGCCACTTAACCTCAGATTCTTTCACGAGATTGTATGGAGGATATGCTTCGTTAACAGAACCCATTCCATAGGAATGCAGTCTGTAGAAAATGTCATCCAGTCCGACGCTGTATCTTTCTGCAGCGTCAACGATGGCACCCAAATCTTTGGTGCCGAACTTTCTAAGTCCAGTCATTTGTTATGCTCCTTTAAAAGCGAGTTTGATTGTGTGAACCCCGAAGGCATTCAAATATATTTAACAATAACTGTAAAAAAATGAATGTCAAGTAACCCGAACAAGTTTGTAATGTTTCCCCAACCTACATATAGATAGGACTCGTAATCAATGGAAAAATGCGTAAACTTCTTCCCATTGTAATGCTACTGATGACCGCAGGTGCAGCAAATGCTGGCGGACTTGTTACTAAACATGCTTCTAGCGTTCAGCTGACTGTTGATGCTGCTCGCTCTACTGCGGTAAGAATTGGTGGTAGTTATTCTGCTGCTGGTTCTAACATCACGGCAGGCACGATGGGTGGTGTTTCCACTGGTGCTGGCACATACACTGTCACTACATCTGGTCAAGATTGGTCGTTGACTGAATCGTATAACGCAGCAGATAGTGTCCCTGCCTCTGCTGTTAGTACAGGTGATGTTCCTAACTTCGGTAACCTTACCTCTTATGCTGCTGGTTCTGCTGGCACACTCGCAGGTACGATTGATAGAAGTCATGCTATCACATTGACTGCTGGTGGAGCAGGTTCTGTTGCGACAGGACAGTTCGTCTCTGAGATTACCGTTATTGATTAACACTATATAATCATGAAGAGATTATTCTTAGTGGCATTCTTAATGGGGACACCAGCAATGGCAGTCCCCGTTGTACCTAACTTCACTCAGGGGTCAATGACCAGCCACACTGAGACTACACAAAAGATAACAGAGACCATCAACTCGATGGACTATAACACTGGATATCAATATTCAGTAACTGGGAGTGGAATTACAGCATCAGGTTCTTTACAACCAGGCACAGGTGCTAACAATGTAACTATAGACGGTGTGACATCATCATGGACAGGACTAACAAGCAGACCGAACTTTACGCAGACGACTCCAGGGGGAGCGTTTCAGTTCACAGAAACTTACAAAGGTCCAGGTCTCAGCAATCAAACAATTATTCAAAGGACCACCGAGGTCACAAGTATCACAGATACTACAAGTATCTTCTCGCAATAGGACTTAATTTTGTTTTCCCAATTCAAGCATACGCTGAAGTCGGGGGTGTTAGTGCTACAGCTGCTCCCGTTGCTAATTCTTCAGGCTCTGTTACAAATCAGGCAATCCAAGTTTTACAAGGACCCTACATTACAAACACCTATGGGAATGGGATCCAGTGTCAGGGTCCAACCCTAAACTTCACACCATATGTAACTGGTAGTGCTTCTGCTACCAAACCTTATGAACCATATTATAACGACCCTGTATATGATATGCGTGACTTAGATGAAGATGGAGCACCTGATAATCCTGGTTCTGTTTTATATCGTGTTCCTGTAAGGACAGGACAAAAAGATAACTACAACCTAGGTGTAGGTTTCTCTGCTACATGGTCTCGTCCTCTAGATAAAAAACTACAGGACCAATGCAAAGAAGCAGCCGCTGCTAACATCGCACTGATGCAACAGCAAACTGCTAACAAGAGATTAGATTTTGAGATTGCAAGACTAAAAAATTGTGGTGAGTTGATTCAAAAAGGAATCATGTTTCATCCCAAGTCACCTTACTATTCAGTGTGTGCTGACGTTGTTGTGATGAATAAGAACAAAATTGCTCCACACATTCATTCTATCCCTTCGGTTTCAACACCTTCTTCAAAGCCCGAATCGCCTCCGTCCGTTCGCGCTGAAGATCTCGGCGCTCCATTACAGACAAAATCTTCACTTCTTTCCCCCTAATCTTAGCAATCTTTTTCATAATTTTCTTGACCGTTGGTTTGATAACCTTTAGTAGGATATCTGCCAGCGGTTTTGCCATAAGTGCTGATGCTGTTGCGACTACAGCAATACTTGAGGTAGTTACAACTGTCCCAGCGGCAGGAAGACCAGCAACAATCTGCTCTGGTAGAGGCACAGGTTCTGTAATCTGAATACACTGATTACCAACTAACTGATAGTCAGTTACCTTCTTTCTGAACCCCTCAATGTATGTGCCAACAGGTTCCTTCGCTGCTTGTGCTGCTGTAGGACAATCCACCTTAGCAGTAGCAGGTGCTGCTGGTGGCAACTCTACTTGTCCAGGAGGTTTTGGTTTTTCTTTTTGTCTTGTATCAACACCAGCAGGAGCAGTAGGAACTATCTGTTCAGGTTCAAAATTAATAGGATTATAACTGGGAACGCCAGAGTCACAATACGTAACCAGTCCTCTTTGGTCATCACTTCCGAGAGTTTTGGAGTTGTTGTTTGCTTCGTGTGCTTCGACACAACCTGGGATGTCCACTACAGGCACACCAATATTTACCACTACAGGAGGTGCTGGTGGCAAAGAAGTTGAAGTTGTATTAAGAGTATCAATAACAGGAGGAATATCCAGTTGTCTTATTTGAATACCCCTAGTGCCAATATCACGAATCTCCATCAGTCATCGTCTTTAAATAAGTTCGCAATCGCAGTTAATGCTGAGTGAAATGCAACATAAAGGAAAAATGTATTCTCTGAATCATTCTTCTTCTTTTTACGAGTTAATGAAACCATAACTTTTAATAACAATCTACCTTATTTAACGATAACCAGAAACTTTTAATAAGACTCTCAGCAATCATTAAATACAGAACCAACTTGACTACCAACATCAGAACCGACTCTGCCACCCAGAAGAGTCACCCAACCAGCAGCCAACCATCCTATGTAAGGGATGTTGACCACGGCAGGCACGAGAGCACCAGCGGCGATGCTAGTCCCTGCTAGGGCACCTTGTGAGCGTGCTCCAGCGTCCGCCCGTATACACTCTTCGCTTTTCGCACCTAACTTTCCCTCGGGGTCCAATGCCCCGCCTCCTAGGTTTCTAACACCATCCATAGTGTATTGGTCTACACGATACTCTCTTCTACGAGTTGTGCCACCACCAAAAAATCCCCTCTTATCCTGGTCCAACTGAAGAGACCTTTCGGAGTTTAGAATAGCAGGGTCGTTTGCTTTAAACTTAATTTTATACCCGTCTTTATTTGCCTCTACTTCATAAGAAGAATAATCACCACTAGGAAAATTAATGACGGGATATTGTGGACGAGTGGCATTCAATAAGTGCCCAAGGACTCCAATATGAGCAACACCAACGAGAGCACCTAATGCCAATCCAACAATCTTTATTGGCGATTTTTTCTTTGTTGGTGTTTCCATTGGTGTTTCCTCAACAGGTGTTTCCTTGGGCGTCCAGAATGCCATGGTTAGAAGGGGATAGCGGGACCTGTCGTCGTTGGAAGGGACGAACTACCTTGAGGGATTGCTCCACCAGTCGCTGAGGGCATCTTAGGCATCTCTGGCATAGCACCCTGAATCATACCAGGGAGCGCCTCAGAGATTGACTCTGTTGCTGCTTTGATTGCCTGCTCCTTAGCAGACTCGATGAGTGCATCTTTATTCAGAAGCACATAAGCACCGCCGCCGATAAGACCTAAGGAGGTCAAACCAGACAACAGTGCTACTACGTTAATCAGTTTTTGCATCTTTCTTAGGCTCCACGGCAGAAACAACTTCAGGCTCTTTCTTTGCCACTGGTTTAGCATTTCCATTACCACCACCTGCTTTAGCAGGAGACAGTCCGAAAGCAGCTAGCGATCCAGAGAAGACCGAAGCAATGAAGGTAGGGTCAAAATCTAAAATCTTTTGACCGTTTGGAAGTCTAACGTAACTAAAGGTTAGGAGAGAAGCAGACCAAATAAGTACAACAACTTTCACTAAATTACCAAGGACTTCACTTTTATCTTCATGCTGGTCGTCTTTCTCTTCTACCTTTGCTTTGGATTTATTTCCGAGCATTGGTATAGGAGTAAGGCAGCTCTATTTAGGATTCTGAAGGTTGACGTTTCTTACCAATATTATACTTAGACTCAAGAGTCCATTCATGCTTTTCTTTATAAGCAATGACTTTGATTTGACTCAGAGGTGCAGCATCCTTTACTGTATCCTCTTTAACAATCTCTACCAGACCCCAGTCAGACAGCAGTTTGATAATACGGTTGCGTCTCTGAACATCGTTCTCAGACAGGTTTGCTTTCTTTCCATCAAGTGCAAACAGTTCTTTAAAGTGAACAATGTAGTATTGACCTTTCTTGTGAAGAATATGACAAGACTGATACAGTTTCCTTTCTTTGCGAGAAGCAACTCCAATACGGGTAAGAGTCTCACGAACTTTCAAGAAGTCATCTGGCTCCTTCAAGTTCACTTCTACCATATCTTCTTTTGCCCACTGAACTTCTTTAAGTTCACTCAT